ATCCCTAATAGGGACAGAGTAAACCTTATTGATGTTGTCAATGGTCTTGTTGTCAACGCTGTAGCCCCCAAGGGCATCAACGATCCTGCCGTTAAGGACGCATTTGTTGGTGGTGTAGGTCAGATTACCGCTACTATCACGACTACTGACAGGCTGCTTGACCCTGCCTACTTGTCCTCTGTGTTTAGCTCTGGGTTCTTCTCCGCTATGGACCGCTTGAAGGTTGTAGATAAGCCAGCTTACGACATGACACAGGCTCGTGTACAGAATGCCTTGCTTCGTCAGTACAACAACCTCGTCACCACCTACTCTGGTCGTCTTGCGGATAGTAACCTTGCTGTTGGAACTGACGGTAAGATCACCATCAACAAGAACTCCACTACTTTCCCCCTGCCGCAGCGTACTGCACTTCAATCGTTTGCCGACATTAACTACAACGGTGACCTCGTTGCTATGATCGCAGACCGTGGCCGTAAGGTAGACAACCCAACCATCAGGGGTGCAGCGGTTGCCTTGTACCAAGACTACGCTAAGATCAAGGACTTCTCCGCTGCCACCAAAGTCATGTCTAATGCTCTTCGTCGCTCAGGTGTACAGACTAACATCCTTGAGTTGTCCTTGAGCCAAGGTATCGAAACTCAGGCACCCACGGCTGCACCTACGGCTGCACCAGCACCAGCGGCTGACCAAGCTAATCCTGTCAAACCTGATTGGGCAAAGGGTGATGCTGCCTACAATTCGATCCCATCTGGCTCCTACTACATCGACCCTGATGGTGTTATGAGAGTGAAAGGCTAATCCATGGCAGGTCCGTTGTGGAAGAAGGATGCCGCTGTCAACACAGAAGCAACAAAGAACCCATGGGAGGCAGATTATGCTGCCTTCTCTGAGACTATTAGTGGTATTGGTCAAAGCCAAACTGCAAGTACTACCGCAGCAATTAAGGCTGACAAGGCTATCACGCCTACTAAAGCAAGTGTGACCAACGACATCTACAAAGTACAGAGTGGTGACACCTTAGAGGCTATCGCAGCTAACAATCCGTTCACTCTCAGTGATATCCTAGCTGTCAACCCTAAGATCACAGACCCTGCTAAGATCTCCCTCGGTCAGGCCATTGTATTGCCTACCACTGAGCAGACTACGAAGCCATATAGAGTGCCTGAGAATACCCAGACATCTAACCTAGGCATCCTAGACTTCATCAGTAAGGGTGAAGGTGGTTACAACTCCTCTAACAGAGGCACCATTAAGAATGAAATCGTAGGCTCTACTTCTGCCACCATCATCAATGGTAAGCCACTAGAACAAAGCACCATCAGTGAGATCATGGCAGCACAGGCTGATGGTCTATTCGCTGTTGGCAGATACCAGTTTATCCCTAGCACCCTAGCAGTCGCTGTCAAAGAGGCAGGTATCTCTGAGGATACTGTCTTCACGCCCGCCGTTCAGGATAGACTTGGCCTTCAGCTTCTTTTGGGTAGCAAACGGCCAGCACTGTCTGCCTATCTTAAGGGTGACAGCGAGGATATCAAGGCTGCAATGCTTGACTTCGCTAAGGAGTGGGCTTCTGTCCCAGATCCTAGCACCAACAAGTCCTACTATGAGGGCACTGGTAACAAGGCTAAGCATACAGTGGAAGAAACAGCAGCTATCCTACAGAATGCAAGAGAAACTCTATCGAAGGGCAGCTAACCATGGGCTACAGTCTAGGTGTTAAAAGTCTAGCTAAGTTAAACACTGTTGATGTTAGGCTACAGGCTGTTGTCAAGAGAGCTATTGAGTTAAGCAAGCTTGACTTCTCTGTCACTGATGGCCTGCGTACAGCAGAACAACAACAAGTCCTCTACAAAAAGGGTGCATCCACCAAGGATGGCTACACTAAGAAGTCAGTCCATCAGTCTGGCTTTGCTGTTGACCTAGTACCATTCGTCAATGGCAAACTTGTGTGGGACGTAGAGGGTTGTATCACCATCGCAGAGGCTGTCAGAGAGGCCGCAGAGGAGCTTGGTGAGGGTATCCGCTGGGGTGGCACATGGACGATCATTACAGGCACCACAGAGCCTATCTCTGAGCTTGTAAAGGCTAACCCTACCCGCTTCTTCGATGGGCCACATTATGAGCTTCGCAAGTAAGACCTTCAAAAGGGAGTATGCCGCAGCATTTGCTGGTGTACTCCTCTATACCATCTACATGGGTGACACAGAGATGGTTAACATCATCATCTGGCCCTTCGTTACCTTCATTGCAGCAGCCGCAGGACTTCATATCTATGGGCAAGGTGTCAATACTACTGATAATCCTTCTGTCAGGATGCGGGGGGATTAGTCCTCTGTCTCTTTTGGGGGGTGGTGGGCCTAACGTTGCAGCTAACGTACAGGCTGGGGCTGAGAACAATCAACAGATCGTAGCTCAACAGACAATTACTAAAGCTGAAAGAGATGTTGTCAATACTACACAAACTAAGCAGGTAGAAACCCAGCAGGTTGACACCATTAACATCACCAATGAGAAGATACCCGTATGGTACCTCGTATTGTTGGTTGTTGGTTGGTTACTTCCATCACCGTCTGAGATAGCCAGAGGGTTCATTGGTTTGTTTAAGAAGAGGAAAGACTAATGGCAGAGAAGAAAGACCATAGGCTTAAGGATGCTGGTGTATCAGGCTACAATAAGCCCAAGGCCACACCTAACCACCCAACTAAATCACATGTTGTTGTAGCGAAGGAGGGTGACAAGATTAAGACTATCCGCTTTGGTCAGCAGGGTGTCAAAGGTAGCCCTGATGGATCTAAACGCAATGAAGCATTCAAGGCTAGACACGCTAAGAACATTGCCAAAGGTAAAATGTCAGCAGCCTATTGGGCAGATAAGGTGAAATGGTAAGATGCCACTTAAAAAAGGTTATAGCAAGAAGACTGTAAGCTCGAATATCAAGCTTGAGATGTCTCACGGTAAACCACAGAAGCAAGCGATAGCAATTGCACAGAGGGTAGCTGAAGAAGCCAAGAAGAAAAAGAAGCGTAAATGAAAAAAGCCCCCAAGGATTTCTCCAAGGGGGCTTTTGCTTGTCTACGAGTTAGCTTTTATCAGGAAGTCTAGGTACTGTCGGGCTTTCAGCAAGTCCTCGACACCATTCTTATATGTCCATCGTGTGACGTACTTAACAACGTTACCCTCGCAGAAGTCTAACTCATTAGCCATGATGTATTCGATAGGTTGAATACCGTTTCTGGCGTAGTGGTCACCTCCTACTTGGTACGATGTTGCTGGCCCATCGTAATCCTCGTCTGGAAAGCCATCATCCTTGAGACATTCAGCACAATTACCGTGGTCATCCAGTAGGTAGTCACAGTATTGGCAGTAGCCCGACTTATCAACATCCCATTTAGCCATAGTTAGATGCCTTCCTTTACAAATGTTTCTACCCACATCTTTGTCATGTCCGATCTAACGATATCTGACACACCAAACTCAATGATAGGCACTGGTAGCATATGCTTCTTGACAAGGTGTACTACCTTAGACAGGCCGTCTGCTTCCTTAAGGTCTGACTGCATGATGTCACCGTTGATGACAAGCTTAGTGTTCTCACCAACACGAGTCAACAACATCTTAAGCTCATGGAAGGTGATGTTCTGCGTCTCATCACAGATGATGAAGGCGTTGTTGAAGCTACGTCCACGCATAAGGGCTAGAGGTGCAATTTCAATGTTGCCATTCTTAAGCCCTGTCTCCACCACAGCCTTGCCTAGGTACTCTTCTAGCACATCAATCACTGGCATAGCCCAAGGTTTAGTCTTCTCCTCTAAGTCACCCTTAAGAAACCCTAGCTCCTTACCTACCGCAACATGAGGCCTAGTGATGACGATCTTGTTGATGGTGTTCATATGGTATAGGCTAGCTGCGTAGGATGACACAACGTGTGTCTTACCTGTACCCGACGGACCAAAGACAATTACTTGGTCAGCAGACTGCAAAGCCTTGATATACTCTGCCTGCTTAGGGGTCTTAGCCACCAACTCAATAGCTACTTTGTTTGCAGTATGCTTGGTGACTACACGTTCTGTGGTTTTCTTTGGTGCTTGACGGACCATTAGGGCATCTCCACTAGTTCAGCTTCTGTATAAGGGATATGGTAGAACTTCTCACCCTTCTGAATGTATCTACCTTTGGCTTCTTTAAGCCTGTCAGTTGTAAGGGCAGTGTCCTTAATCCTCCAAGCCTTCTTCAGTTCTTTGTCAAAGATGTAGAAGTTAAGGACACCTTCCTCATTCTTGTACTTCTCCAACAACCTTGTCTTCCTCTCAGGGATACGGATCTCAGCCCAATCGGTAGGCCAATCACCTGACCAAGCTATCTTAACCTCTGCCTCATTGAAGAATGTTAGGCTGTGTTTCTTTGAAACAACATCAACATAGTAGTTCTCCTCTGTACGTACAATAGTGTGACCTTTGGATTCTAGGTGGAGTACCAGAGCATCCTTAGCCTTCTGATCGTAGGCTTCATACAAAGCTCGGTTAAAGCTTTTCCTAACTGGTTTTGTCAAAGCAAACCCTTCTTATCTTTGTGTTGAAATGGTCTTCCCTACAAGATTCGAACTTGTGACCCACTGCTTAGAAGGCAGTTGCTCTATCCAACTGAGCTAAGGAAAGACTGTATAGGTAGTCTAACAACATACCTAGGGTATAGTCAAGGCTATAGTGGCCCGTTGAAGATTAACTCCTCCAAGTCTAGGAAGCCACCAACACAACGATTACTAGGTGAGAAGATAAGGGGTACTGTTGTAAACCCAGCCTTAGCCATCAGGCTAATCAACCACTTGTTGTCCTCAATCTTAATGTACTTGTACTCTTCGCCCAGTGTTTCCAGTAGGTCAACAGTCTTGTCACACCACTTACACTCAGATCTTCCAATGATAGTGTACATAGTCCCTCCAATGTTGATGAGCAGTTTAGGCACTTGCTCAGGTGTTGGTCCCCTACTCATAATGGGCCGTAGCCTATTGTATAGGGGATTACGTCAAGTCTACGATCTCACAGCTACCACCAGTGCAGGCAAATGTGCTTGTGCCTTTGGAAGTATCTTCTGTCTCGTACTCAGACAACTTACTCCAATCAATACTTGTTGGCATGACACTAAGAAGCTCTTCGTATTCAGCCTTAGTACAGTCTTGGTATGGTGCCTGCTGGTAGGTGTGGTCCGAGTGGGGTAGGAATGACACACCAGACACTTCGTCGAAGTTACGATACACCCAAGCACCAACTTCCATCCACTCATGGTCACGCACTGTGATGGTGACGGAGGGCTTATGCTCACACCAGTGACGCTGATAGGTCATCCACAGGGACAACTGTTCGATAGCAGTCATGTCGTTGCG